CGACCCTATGTCAAGCGGTATTAGGCCATCTTATCCCTGATCATCTCCTACTGCCTGCTGCACCTGCGTGGCTACATAGTCGTCAAACAGGTTGATGATCGCTTCGTAGGCCCGCAGTTCGCCCACCGCCGCAGCGGTTAGTTTCTCATCAGCCACGGTCACATCGTTCATCAGATCCAGCAGCGTGTTGCGCTGTATCTCTCGCAGGTGGTCGATAAACTCTTGGAACGCCTCGGTGGGCGCAAGGCGCACCAAGGCGACCTGAAGCAGTTCGACCCGTTCGCGGGCAGTGAGGAGATTGCGTTTACGAGGAGGCATTGCGAGGTGAGGTGGTAGCCGGCATCGGTCCAGGCATCTGGGCGCCTAGGCGGCCAATGGTGGCGTTCTGCTGCTGTTGTTCCTGGAACTGGTACTGCTTGGCGCGAGCGTCGATGCGTTCGCGGAACGCTTGGTCCTGCGAGTACCGCTGCTGGACGTCCGGCTGCTGCAGGTACTGCTGGATGACCTGCAGGCCGAGCTGCGGCGGCGTGCCAATGCGGATGTTCTTCGGGATGCCGGCAAAGATCTGCGCCAGATCCTGCTGCTCGTCGTTGACCACCTGCTGCTGGCCCGCCTTGACCGGGCGGATGATGCGCTCGGCGATGTTGGGATCGATGGAGGAGACAAACGCTTGGAAAAGCGCCGACCAGTCGCAGACGCCATCGCGGTCGAGCGACTGGGCGCCTTGGATAATGGCCGTCCACTTTTCCGCCATCGATTTGAAGTCGGTGCTCTGGACGTCCCACGAGAGGTAGAAGTCGAACTCCTCGTTCACGTCCCCCTTCTCAAACATCATCGTGTCCGCGTCCTTGACGCCCATCACGCGAAAGACGACCTGCTCCTTGCCGTACTGCTTGTAGAGCTTCCAGATCTGGCGGAAGCTCTTGGCGAGGCAGGTCAGGAACTTATTGATCTCCCACTGATTGTAGATCGGATCGACGGCGGGATCGCCCTTCTGAGCGGCAAAGCCGTTGTACTCCTTAAACGAGGACTCCAAGAGCGACTCGGAGTTCTCCGTGTTCATATCCGGAATCGGCCGGTCGGCGTAGTGATACTCGTTTGGCCGGCGCTCGGAGATAAGCGCACCTGGACCCCAGCGGCCCGGCGGGCGGCCCTGCGGGTAGCAGATGGGCGGAAGGATGGCGAGGGACGCGGCGTCGATGCGACTGTCCTTGTGCGCCTTGATCTGATCCTGCCACGGCTTGCCCGGCTCGGGGACGCCCCGGCTGTCGTGCAGCTTGCGGCTCAAGTACTCGCGGCGATAGAGGACAAACGGATACTCGCCGTGGGCGTAACCGAGAAGGCCGTGCTTGGCGAAGCCCGATTGTTTGTCGTCCGGCGGCATCTGCGGGTTGAAGACCGTGCAGTAGATGCCCGGCACACCATCCTCGTCGGACAAACGCTGATAGGCGTAGACGATGCCAATCTTGTCCGTGAACCGCTGCTGCGTGTAGACGAACGAACGGCTGATGGGTTGCGTGTACTCGGAGGGGCTGATGGTGATCAGCCGGCCACGCTGCGTCTCAATCGCCTTTTCCACCCAGTCCTTGTCCCAGCCGTCATCGCGCACCAACTGCCGGAGCTGCTCGGCGGTAAAGTACTCGACGCGGTAGATGCCAGGCACCCGCTCCAGATCCAGCGAGAACGACGGGATGAACAGGTTTTCATCCAGGTTGAACGCCCGCAGGACGGGGTAGGACCGCTCCGGCCCCTCCACTGGCACCGTGGTCTCTGCAGTCTTCCGCAATTCCTTGAGCATCTTGGTCGCCTTGGCCCGGCTGCAACCGTACTGCTCCTCAAAGATGGACTTCAAGTCCTCCTCGGCGGCCTTGTCCTCGATCAGGGCAACAATGTCGATCTGCGGGAACTGGAGCTGGAGATCCTCCAGCCGGACATTGACCAGCACCTTCTCCCGGCGCTTCTCCCAGAACTGACCCATCACGGCCAGTCCCTTCTCGTTCATATAGTTGGCGGCAATCTCCACCTCCCGATGCACCTCTGGAATCTGCGTCTGGATCAGCCAGCGCATAAAGTTGGTCACGAGGTTGGACCGCTCCATATCGTTGGTGCCAACCGGCACCGCCGAGAGGTTGGCCCGCTGGAAAGCCATACACTCCATCGCCACCTTTTTGTTGATGATGTTATCAACAAGGAAGACGCGCAGATCGGACGCGCCGTCCCAAGGCGTGGGGCTCGTCTTGCTGCCCTCGCGGGAATGCTTCTTCCCGTCCGCTGACTGGCCGTTCCAGATGGCGTACCGGGTCTGGTAGTTGACGCGGCACTGATCGACGTAGGGCTGGTTGTCGGCAACGCAGTCCTCAAAAGCCTTGCAGATCAGGTTAAAATCAGGAGCGTTGTCGCCGGACGGGGCCAGTTGCAGACTCGGATCGTTGGGGACGGAAGTCTGGAGGGAGTCGATGGAACTCATTGCTTAGGGCGCTATGCGTAAGCCCCTTCCAAGGCAAGTTAATAGCTCCACGTCCGGTTGTCGGTTTGCTGCATTGCCTGCGGGTCCATAAACTCGCAGTTGGCGACAAGCAGATAACGCAGGCAGTCCACTGGATCTTTGGTCGCCTCTTCCTTGCCGCCCTTGGCTGTATACTCACCCATTGAGTAAATCAGGTTCTGGCAGCGGTCAGAGATGTAGAGCCGGGGGCCGTTAAGAGCGGTAATGGGCTTACTCTCATCGTAGGACAGGAGGCCGTTAATGAGCTGCAGGCCGTTCTCAATCTCCACGCCGGGGGCGGGGATGAACGTCATTCCCACGTCGTCCAGCTCGGAGATGATGGTGGTTGCCCCTTCGGCGGACTGCCTTTCCGCCGCACCGAGGCGCGGGTCGATGAGCCTTTCCTGAATCGTTTCACCGTCCTCACATTGCTCGATAAGCTCGACGTAGTCACGGATGCCTTTCTTGGAGCCTTTTTGCGCGGGACCGGGTTTGCCTTCGGCTCCGCTGCCGGGCAGTGCCCAGTCGTCATAGTCGGGCCACTCGCGGTAGACCCACCAGGTGCCGGCGGCGTCGATGGCGACCCAGAGCATAAACCAGTTCTTCGATCCAGCAGGGTCCAAAGCCATATACCGAGTGACCGGATAGCTTGGGTCACGGACGAAAGGTAGGGTTTCATATGGGATGACGTTAACCTCCTTATTGAATCCAGGGAATACGGAAGTGATAGACTTAGTCGGGATACCGTAGGCGCGGGCCAGCACTTCGTCTCGGGGACGACCTAGCAGCTTTTTAGTGAAGTCGGACGTATCGAGGAAGGCGTTATCCTCCGTCCAGAAGTAATAGATTGCGGTGTTGGGCCGGGACAGCGACTCCTGCATAATGGGCAGTTCTTTGCCCACCAGCGGGGCAAACCGTTTCTTGAGGGTCTTCGTCTTGCCTAGGATGTCCTGCACCAGCGGCGTCCAGCCCGTTAGGGTGGTAAACGTCAGCAGGATGCGTCCGTGGAAATCGCTCGTTCGGTATTGCAGCGTCTCCCACATCTTCTGCGGGCATTCTTCGTCGCACCAAATCAGGTGGGCCTTGTAGCCCTCGGCAATCTGGGCGTCGTTAGCGTAAGCACGGTAATTACTGAACTTGATCGACCCACCGCGCACGGCACCGGACAGCGGGGGCAAGATGCAGATGTTGTCGGTAAACCCGTTCTTCTGACTGTACTGGACGGAGTGGTTTAGGCCCTTCTTGGTGGGCAGCCGGCGGATGCCGATGGGCAGGGCATCATAGATCATCCGCTGCTGGTCCTCGATGCTCCGGTCCTCGTTGACGTGGTAAGCCCGGACCTCGGCAGAGGGGATGCTGCCGCAGGCCCACACGCATAACCGGCTGGCAAAAATCGATTTCGACGAGCGATTGCCACCTAAGATGATGTGGTTCTGGTACTTGCCCCAGTTTGACATCACCTCCTGCCACATCGGCAGGGTCCAACCGGCACCCACGGGGTTATCCAACGCTTGTTTGTTCCGTTCTTCCCGGAAAGCGAGGTACTCAATCAGCTTGTCCTGCGGCCAGGCGGCCAAGTCGTCCCGCTCCGGGATCGGCACCCACGGGATGCCAAAAGTGGGCGTGAAATCATCCGCAAAGTGTACGTCACCGAGTGGCATTGCGCTTTTTAAGGTTTACGGCGTAAGACTGACGGGCGGAAAGGAGTTGTTCCCACGGGATAATGCGGGCTCGGCGATGATGGACAAACGGGCGTATTCCCGCGCTCCTTCGATGTCGGGCTCGATAAGCCACTCATCCACGCAGCGTTTGGTTACCATTTCCATCTGCTAGAACCGGCCTGGGCTGAAGCAAGTGGCTAAAACCGGCCATAAACCTTATAAGATGCGCTAATATCCATAGAAATGCCTGACTTTGACGTTTCCGGCACTGCGTCCGTGGACCACCGTGCGGTTTCCTCTATGAAACGCATCCTCATTGCCACGCCGCTGAAGGGCGACATTCCCCGCAGCTACTTTAAGACCAGCCTGCAACTGGCTGCCGCCAAGATTCCTGACGTCAAACTGGACTGGTGCCTGTTGGAGGGGCCGGCGGTGCAGCAGGCGCGGAACGAACTGGTGGCGTATGCCTTTGAGCACAAGTTCGACGAACTCATCTGGTGGGACAAGGACGTGCTGGCCGAGCAGCACGGCGAGGATGTGACGGCTGGGGCCATCCTGCGGCTGCTCAAGCACGACGTGGACATCGTCTGCGCCATCTACGCCACCCGGTCGCTCAAGACCCACTGGCATATGCACCTGATTCCCGGCGAGCAGGCCAATGAAGAGGGCCTGCAAAAGGTGTCCCGGTCGGCCTTGGGCTTCTCCAAGATGAAGATGAGCGTCTTCAAGCGCATCGCGGAGCTAAACTCCTGGCGCCGGGGCATCCTGGTGGACCCCAATCACCCGCCGCATCCGCTGCACGAATTCTTCCCGATGGGTCTGCAGGGGCCTGGCACGCCGGAACGGCGGCTGGAGGCCATCCGTGAGACACTCGGTGAGCCGGCCAAGAACAACGACATTATGGTCGAGCGCATCAAGCGGCTGATCGACCTCAAGTACGACGAGCCCAACGTGTTTGTCTCGGAGGACTACTGGTTCTGCGACTTGGTGCAGAAGGCCGGCATCGACATCCACGTCGATACGAAGCTGATTATGGCCCACTCGGGCAAGGTGGCCTTGCCCATCGAGACCCCGCAGCTTCTGGAGATGCTCTCCGAGCCGTGGCGCAAAGATGAGATCAAGGCCATCAAGGCGGAGATGCTGGCCCAGAAGGAGGCTTCCAAATGAGAGAGTTCACCAACACTTGGTTCCAGCAGACGGCGGAGACCAACTTCGTCAACAACCTGCTGCCAAGGAAGGCGCAGTTTAAGAAGGCCATCGAGATCGGCTGCTATGAGGGCCAGGCTACGTGCTGGCTGCTCGACCATATGGCGTTCGATCATATCGTTGGCATTGATACGTGGAAAGGCAGCGCGGAGCATCTTGGCGTTAAGATGCAGGCGGTATGGGAGCGATTTATCCGCAACACGAAGTTCGGAAACGGCGGCCCGCTTTCAATCAATGCCAACGAGTCAGTTTACGAACTTGCTGAGTATGTACAGCGCAAGGACTACAGCCGCTTTGATTTCATCTACGTGGATGGCAGTCACCTCGCCAAGGACGTCCTGACGGATGCGGTGCTGGCGTGGCAGATCCTGGAGCCGGGTGGGTATCTGGCCTTCGATGACTATACTTGGACGGAGAAGCCCCGACAGGAGGCCAACCCGCTGGACAACCCCCGGATCGCCATTGATGCGTTCTACACCATCTTCCGCCGGGAGGCGGTCATCCTGCCCTCCACCCAGCACCAGTTCTGGCTGATGAAGGTATGAGTCCCATCATCGCCAAACCCAGCCGCTACGAGGTCAAGGAGACCGAGCGTAAGATTCGGGAAAGCTTGGAGAAGACCTATGGACGCAGGAGCCGGGCGGCGGCCGGCCAGCTCCGCTCCCGGGTCATCCAGCTCTACCGGAACGGAATGACCCAGCAGCGGATAGCGGAGGTGGTGGGAATCAAGCGCGAGCTGGTTCACCACTACCTCAACCGCTCCAAGGCTTAAGCCGGATCGTCGCCCTTCAGCGCATCCGCCATCATCTGCTGGCGGGTGGGCTTGGGCTCGGGTGGCGGCGGAACCACCTCAGCCTCCACGGGGGCGGGCTGCGTCACCTCTGCGGTGGCAAACTTGCCCGTCAGCTTGGCAAGGATCTCCTCCTTGCTCATCCCACCGTAGTTGTTGACCTGGATGTTGACGTTGGCGTTGCCCACCGCAGCCGCCCCCTGCATCCGCTGCCGCTTGTCCATCGCCACGGACAAATTGAATCCCAGGTTGTTGAGTGGGGTCTCGTCCACCGTATCCAGCATCCGGTCCAGGATCTTGTCGGCCAAGCAGTCGAGCTTGCCCATCAACCGCTGGTTGAATTCCTCAACGCTCATCCCGACCACTCGCTGCAGCATCAGTCGGTCATCCCGGCTCACTTCCTTGAGCAGG